GCATATTCCTCGTCAAACTCATCCTTGTAGTATCCATTCTCAAGGCCAAATAGCTCCCACTTGTCCTGGCTGGCGCTCTCTTGAATCAGATGGCTTTGTTGCTTAGGACCTTCACCAGTAGCCAACCACTCAAGATTGACATTTTTGTAACGTGCGATCGCTACCAACTTATCGAAGGTCGGCTTTGATGTCCCAGGTGGCAGGTATTTTCTTAACCCCCCTTCCGAGATACCAACCATGTGCGCGAAAGTACGCAGCGATTCGTCGCCTATCAGTTCTTTTAGTCGCATAGGAAAGGTTGCTATTCCATCAAATGGAAAAGCAACTTGGTTGCTATCGTCGTTCATTAGTTGCCATTCAATGCAAGTTGTTGATTTATAACATCCAGTGTCTTTTAGGATGATTCGTTGCGAACAAAAAGAAATGGCAACTCAAAAAAAGACTTGCTGTTGCCTTATTGTGCGCATAATCTGTCTTATGTGTCGCATTGAGCATCTAGCCAAGTGCGCAACATAAGGAAAAATTCTAACACGGTGGACACATGATGAGGATAGATAATGCCAACCATATCCATGCGGCTCTCAGAGCGCAGGGATTGACCAGTCGGTCATGGGCTTTGGCACATGGCTATCACCCTCGAACAGTTTTGCATTGTATCCGGATGTTCTCACCAGATACCGGCAGAAAGCCAAAACGCCCTCATGCAAAGGAGATCGTTATGGCCCTGTCCGTGACCATTGGATTTGATCTGATGCAAGGAGAGGGCGATGAATAAGCGCTGGTTTTCTGTTCAAGAGTTGATTGGGCTTGATGGCTTGCCAAGCACCGCGTTTGGGGTCCGTAAAAAAGCGGACAGTGAAGGATGGGAGTCTAGAAAGAAAGAGAAAGGGAAGGGCTACGAATATCATTTTTCTAGCCTTCCACATGTTACTCAGCAAGCCTTGGCCAAACAGCAGGCCAAGGCCATGTTGCAGGAGTGCGACACGGTTGTTGTTGCGGCAAAACAGCTTGTGGCAAAGCTGGAAGCGGAAGAATTGACGGTGAAAACAACCATATTGCATGGCCGGGCGAAAAACTGAAGGCACCCTGCGTTTTATTGACGCTTACAACCAGCGGCAGCTTGATTTGCCTGAGTGGGTCATCACCCATCGGCAGAAACTATCGCAGGCCACCCTCTATCGTTGGCAGAGAAAGCGCGAGCAGGAAGGCATCGTTGCGCTGGCTGGCGCATATAAGTTGGAACGTCCTCATATGGTTGAAACCTTTCCCAGAATGGAAAAGTTTCTGATCGCGATATTGACCTCGAAGCCGCATCTTGCCAGCAAGGCCCACACCCTACTGGATATGGTGGCTGAACAAGCCAAGCAAGAACACGATTGGGTCGTGCCCTCAACCTCCAGTATTCGCCGCTGGGTCAACAAGTGGCTGGTAACACATAGCGCCGAATTTGCCTACGTCACTGATCCTGACGGTTTTAATGGCAAGCATCGCCCTGTCTTCCAGAAGATGTATCAGCGCTATGAGCTGCCAAATGATGTTTGGGAGTTTGATAGCACCCCGGTAGACGTGCAACTGAATGTGGATGGCAAGCTCAAGCGTTACACCATTATTGGCGCCATCGATGTAATGACCCGACGGGTGCAGCTGTTACTGACACCGACCTCCGATTCGGAAGGGATCTGCCTGCTGCTGCGCAAGTGCCTGCTGAGTTGGGGTCTGCCCAATGAAAACGGGATCTGCAAGACAGATAACGGTTCGGATTATGTCAGCAAGCGCACCACCGGGATCTTCAATCTCTTGGAAATTAATCTTGAGCGTGCCAAAGCCTTTTCGGGTTGGGAGAAGCCGTTTATTGAGCGGTTCTTCCGCACCATGTCTCACGGCTTGATGGAACTGCTGCCTGGTTACATCGGCCACAACGTCAGTGATCGTAAGAAAATCGAGGCGGTGCGAGCCTTTTGCGAGCGGATCGGTAAGAACCGCGCAAAGGGAGAGAAAGAGGCTCTGGAACTTGCGTTAACCCCGGAGCAACTCGAAAAGGCTCTCAATGATTGGTTGGAATTTCACTATCACCACGAGCCACACGATGGGTTGGGCAATTTGTCTCCCTTTCAGAAATATCAGCAAAGCCGTTACCAGCCACGCCTCATCAATCAGGAACATGCGTTGGACATGCTCTTGCAGTACATCGGAGAGGCGACCGTCATTCGGGGCAAAGTGGCAGCAGACAGTCTCAAATATACCGCACCTGAGTTAATGCAACCCGAGTGGGATCGGCGCCGGGTCAGAGTCTTTCTCGATCCAGCCAACGTTGGCCGAGCCACTCTCTACCCGCTTGATGACTGGGGTACCTATGTCGAGGCGATCAACGATGAATTGGTCGGAACGGCGATGGCGCCCGATGAGTTTAGGGCCAGTCGTAAAGCGGCGACCAAGGTGCTGCGTGACTTCCGCCGTGAGGCAAAACGGTTGGAGGATGAGTTCGAGATCAATGAAATCGCGGCTCGCATGTTGGCTGCCAAAAAAGCGCAAAACCAAGGTGTGGTTGGGATGCCATTGAGCAGTCGTGACCACGAAAATGCAGCAATCACAGCCCTCAGTGCCTCAGCTAACGCATTGATAAATAAACCGGAGCAAAGCTTTAGCGACGAAGAGCGAGAGGCTCTTGCTCGTCGGCGTGAGCAGGATCGCCAGCTGATGCGTCAGCAGGAGGAGAGCAAAGCCAAATTACTCAAGAGCGAAGAGGAGCAGGCGTGGCACTTGTCCCGAAAAGCCTGCAACGAGCCCCTATCAGACAAGGAGTCCGCGTGGTTGGAACAGTACCGAAAGGACTATTACCTGGTCGCTCGGCGGATCGATTTTACCCTGCGCAAGGAGCAGGAACTCAAAGTGCAGCAAGGTTTGTAAGGGGTTATCCCCCCATTTAAACGTCATTAAACAGGAGTGCAAATCATGAAAAAAAAGGTTGTTCCGGTCAAAAACGTAACCCGTACCGAGACGTTGTTTCACAACCTCAACAGCCGTTCTCAGGTCGTACCTGGAATTGGCTTGGTGTATGGCCAGAGCGGGTTTGGTAAGACCACCACCATGACCTGGTTGTTCAATCAGGATGGGGTGAATGCAATCTATATCCGTTGCTATGCGACTGATACCCCCAGCAGCGTGCTGGAGCGTATTGTCCGTGAGCTGGGAATGGTTCCACGCTACCCCATTCAGCGCATGGTTGATGATGTCATCGAGCGTATGCGAGCTGAAGAGCTGACGCTGTTTGTTGATGAGTGCGATTACGTCGTGGGTTCCAACAAGATCATGGATAGCTTCCGTGACATCTACGACGGCACAGATCAGCCGGTCATCCTGATTGGTATGGACCAAATCGCCAAACGCATTAGTCACCGGAAGCAGTTGTTCAACCGCATCTCTGACTGGATCGAATTTCAACCTGCCGATTTGGCCGATGTGGGCATGTTCGCAGACCACCTTATCGGTGGCGACATCCTGCTGGAGGAGGACTTGCTCAACATGATCAGCAAAAGAGGTCATGGCGAAGTGCGTCGGATCCTCACAGCGTTGGAGAAAGTGGAGTCGTTGGCTTTGGCAAACGATCTGGCCGTGGTCAGCCTTGCTGATTTGCATGGTCGTGAGGCCGAGCTTTTCCTCGACTTTAACGGCAAGGGGCGGCTCGGCTGAATTATTGGCTTAGGAGACAGCCAATACCTTGAGACGGATATTTGAGGGGATTTTTGAATGGCTCAGGAAACAAGAAATAAAAGAGCTGCAGCTTGGAACCATATCGCGGCCAATGAGTGTTTCACGGTTAACGATATTGCCATGGTAATTGCAGAGTCAACTGAAAAGGGACGGGAAATAGTTAAGGAATTCGAGCGACGAGGGGTTATCCAACAAATCGCCGGGATTGGCGTGGCGGGGCGTCCAAAAATATATGCCCGCATTGAAGGGCAGGAACCAGTTCTTGGACGTGGGCATTGCGGCGAAGGGCGAGTGGTTCGGCGCCGTGACCATAAAACCAAGCAGCAGAAAATGTGGAACGCGATGAAGATGCACAAACAGTTCACCCGAATCGATCTGCAAATGACTGCTGAGGTTACCGATAGCCATGCCAAATCTTTTCTCAGCGCATTGTACAAGGCCGGGTATATCCGCTTTCTGGTCAAGGTGAAAGCCGGGATCCAGAACAAGGGGAAGTTGAGTCGTTACACCCTGCTGCGTAATACCGGCCAGTTGGCCCCGTTGGTGCGCAAGGCCGGTGTATGGGATCAGAACGAACAAAGGTTCTACCCGTTCGCCACAACAGGAGGAATTGAGTCATGAGTAACCCCCATGTGCCTGCTTGGTTGGCAGCCTTACAGCAGGCGGTAAAAAGTAGCTCGCTGGCGGCGGTTGCCAAGCGCCTCGGGGTATCCAGAACCATGGTGAGCCAGGTTTGTAACCAAAAATATCCGGGGGATTTGGAACGGGTACAAAAACTGGTGGAGGGGGTTTATCTCTCTTGCACCGTTCAGTGCCCGATCCTGGGGGAGATCCGCCAAGACCAGTGCCTGGCGCACCAAAACCGTAGAAGTGTCAGTAGTAACCCGCTTTACATCCAGGTTTATAAGGCTTGCCGGAGTGGTTGTCCGCATAGCCGACTTTCAGAAGAGAAACAGCTTAAGCGCCCAATTCAACTGAGCACTGAAGGTGAGCAGGTAGAGCTTTACCAAGCGGGGAGGGCTATCAGTCGTTTGACCTTCCAGGCTGATGGGGATGAGCGTGAGCTGGTGAAGTTGCTCAGTAATGAGCTGGAACATGTGGCTATGCGGTTGAACCAACTGCTTAGAAAGTCTGGTGAGAAGAAATAGCGATCTGTGTCTGCTCGATAGGCAGGGGGCTCTTTGTTGGCAGTGGGCCCGGTGATGAATCACAAGGAGAACGGGATGAAAAAGAATCTGCAAAACACCGCCGAGCAGCTCAGCAGGTGGCTGACAGCCAAGGGATGTGAAGTCCGCACCAGCCAAGTGCGCCACACCCCGCTGCTGGCCGTCACTGGCCCTTTGCCACAAGCGATGAAGGCCCGCGCCGTGTTAAGCCGCGAATGCCTGGCTGGCGTGGTTCGGGAGGTCGCCCTGGTGCGCTTTGGCGGCTGCCTGCTGCACTGGCGCCA